AAATCGAGCAGGGCAGCCGTTGAGCCTTCGCCGTAGCCGTCGGCAGCGTCTGCGGCTGCTTTGGCGTTAGCGGCGATTTTGCGCAGCCTGCTGCATTGTTTGACCATGACAGCGCATTGCGCGCTGCTGCCGTAGTTGCGCGACAGCGTGTGATTATTGAAGCTGTCAACGTAACCGATGCCGCCAGCCAGCTCTAGCTCGCCAGCTTGTCGCAGCCAGTCGATGACGACCAGGCTCGGCGCATCCTCGCCGCCGTTGCGCACCTCGGTGCAGATGGCGCGCCAGATCGCTGCGTGGCGTGCATCGCTAAAGTCGTCGCTGGTCAGTTGTTCGGTGATTGCTGGGTCGATCTTCGTCGCCAGCATAAGAGCCCCTAGCAAGCCAAGCTCAGCTTGCCGGGCGTTTGCCTCGTTAGGTGTCAAGTTAGCCTCTCATTCGTTTGACGGTTTGGACGAGCGGGTGCGACTGGCTGGCAAGGGCGACAGCCAGAGCGTCGCTTGCATGGTTTTGGTGTGACTTGGCAAGGGGTAGCAGCATCTCGCGAGCGTTGCCAACTTGGTGCTCAAGCATGTTTTGTAGCGCACCTTTGGACGCGCTGCGACTGCCTGCAATTTTCAATTTCACGTCTTGCGGGCGTAGCTGGATCACCGGGCAGCCGTGCACCTCGCTGAGCGCAGCGATGACGCCCCAAGCCTGTGCGACCGCCCGATCAGCGTTTGCGTGCCTGGTCCAGCTCTGCGCCTCGGCAGCGATGAAAGCAAAGCGGTGCTCTTTGTGAAGCTGGTTGATCGCATCCGCCAGATCGCCGCACCGGCGCACGTTATCGTCGCAGCGCGCTACCGACCTGTCGGGTTTCGTTCTAATCACGCCACCGGCTACGCACCAAGGCTGGGCGCTGCTGCAATCGAGCAACGCCCAGCCAAGGTTAGCAAAGCCAGGGTCTAAACCTAGAATTACCACGGTGCGTCATAGCCTCCGGGCAGCTGCTGCGGTTGCTGCTGCTGCTGAGCTGGCGCCACAGCCTCGAGCCTGCGCACGATGACATTAACGCGCTGCTGCCCTTGCCAGGTGCTGGTGCGCTGGTCAGTGGTGACGCGCACAGCCTTGCCGACCGAATCGGTCAGCGCTCGGCTGATGCTCAGAAACATCTGCTCCATGCTGTCGCCCTCGGGAACATGTTGGAAGCCAAGCGCCTCCCAAGCCATACGACCGAACCACCGGAACTTATCAATGTGCGGGTAGCTCTCCCAGATCAGCCGGTTGGCGTGCTGCCCTTCGACCACCTTCAGGGTGATCTTCGTGCGTGCGCCTTTGTCGTTGTACTCGACCGACGCGTTATCAATGACCGCCACATACTGACCCGGCGGCAACGGCTCAAACGCCGTCTTTGCTTTCTGCTCCCAGTCGTTCCAGTTGTTAGACATTTACTTGCCTCCCTCATTCTGCGCCGCTCGGCGCTTTAGTGCAGCGTACAGCTGCGTTGCATCGTCTTGATTGCGCAGCGGGTAAATGTGCCACTGCGTCGTGCGCCCTGGGAACAGCTCGCCAGCGGTGCGACACTTAGCGACCTGCTGGTGCGTCGGTCGAAAGTCGAGGTAGCGTGTGCCAGCCTCGAGCTTGAGCGCCTCCGCCTCGTGGTCCTGCACCTGTCGCAGCCTAGCCACGCAGTCAAACTGACTCACCAGATCGGTGACCATCGACTTGCGAACAGCTGGGTGCCAGTTGCCGGGCAGCCCTTCAATGTCCTGTGCGTCTTGCTGAGCTGTCGCCACAGCGCAGGTTCCTGCGCCTGCTGCGTCTCGCAGCGACCGCACGATCCGGGCTAGGCGGTGCTTTTGCTCGCCGTAGGCTTGGATTTGCACGGCGCCGCTATCGCTCGCCAGGTCGCGCAGGATGCTCTCGCTTGTCTCTGTCACGGTGTCGAGCACCACCAGCCCTTGCGGCTGCGTGATGAGCTGCTGCAGGCGCTTGTAAACTTCAAACGCTGAGCCCTGACCGCTGGCTGCAAGCAGCTCGCTGTTGCGCAAGCCTGCAGACACAGCCGCAGGCAGCAGGCCGCGCTCGCTGTCGAGCAGCGTGGCACCTTCGCCGGCTTGCTCTGCTGCCGCTGCGAGCATTGCGCAGACGGTGCTCTTGCCGATGCCAGGCTGTCCGTAGATCAGCAGGGTCATTGCCTGGGTCGGCGGTTTCGTTAGGTCGATTCGCTCCATGGTATTTGCCTCCTATGTTAGAGCGTTAGTTGGCCGCGCTCGACGAGCGCAGCGTAAAGATAGGTTTGCGGGTTCGTGCGGTACTTGTCGGCTAGCTTCATCAGGTCTTTGCTTCGCATAGTGGTCTTATACTCCACCACTCCGACACGTCCGTCATGCATCCGCACAACGGCGTCAGGTATGCCGTGCAGCCACTTCTTGGTGCCGGGCAGTACCATCGCCCTGCGCTGCTCGCATTCGATCACCTCAGCGACCCCGTCCATAGCCAGCTCGTGCATCGCCTGGGCTCGGTCTGCGATCGCTTGCACCTGCTGAGGGTCAGCAAGCGCAGCTTGCACGTCTGGCGCTAGCCTCAGCTCTCGCATGGTTTCGGACACGAGAATCTCGACCTCTGTCTTGAGGTCAGCATTGCGCTGCACCGTAGCAACGCGCAGAGCCTCGTGCGTGATCGTGCCGAGCAGCATAGGCAAGCTCTTTATGTCGGTGCGAACTTGCCTGATGCGTTTGACGTATTCCAGCCAATGCAGCCTCGGGCAGGTCATAAACGCACGCAGCTCGCTGGGGCTACAGCAGAACCCTAGCCGGTCACGATTGAGTGAGCGACGACTGCGCCCGTAGGCGATCCGGATCTCGCTCGGCTCTTTGGCAGCCTCCACGTCGTGCCAGTTGTCTACGTCACGGGCGAGCGGATCGCCCTCGCAGTAGCTAGACCACCGGCAGCGCTCACAAGCCCATGCATTGCGGGCGACTTTGTCGCCGTCATAGGCTCTGCTAATGGCGTCCTGTGCGTGCAGCGCATCGGCAACTGCAGCTTGTACCTGATCGCTGGCAGCGAAAATATCGAGCCGATACTGCCAGGCGATCGAGTCACGCGCCTTGAGGTGGTGCACGTAGTCCACGTTAGGCGTCACCTGCTCATGATCGCAAGCGCGCAGATACAGCTCGAGCGTCGTGTCTCTGCGCAGGTCACGGCTCACGCCGCCAGCCTTGAGGATTTTCGGCTCTTGGGGCACCGCAGGGCGCCCGATAACGTAACGGATAAACACGCTCAGCCCTCCATGCCTGCGACGAACGCAGCGACCACGATAATGGCGATATAGATATTAGCGGCGATGACCATTAGTTAGCCCTCGCATTGTCGAGCATACGAGCAAGCTGCTGGTTCGTGACGATCGTGCGCCACTGCTCAGTCGGCCAGCTATCGAAGCGACCACGCAGCAAGCCGTCGCCGTCTTTCTGCAGCAGCAGGTCATAAATGCGGATGCTCTCGCCTTTAGTGATTCGCTGACTGGTCAGGGCATAGCGCCTGCCTCGCCCGTTGCAGCTGTCGCAGTACTCGACATCGTCATAGCGGTGCGAGTTGCGCAAGCAATCGCCGCAGCGCTCAGTCTCAAGAAAAGGGTGTGTCATTGTTTTGCCTCTCTGCGCTCTGCTGCCTGGGCGCAAAGCTCTGCCCAACTGCGTGCTCGCAGCACGTCGTCAATGTCTCGCTGTAGAAAGCCTCGGCGGTCCAGCTTCTCGCCGCCACCTTTCTGGTAGTCACGGATTATCTGCACCAGCTCGGGGTGATCGTACATCAGCAGCACGCCACGAAACACGCGCTTGCTGGCGGTGTAGTTGTTAGCCATCGATCGACTCCCCTGGGCGTCGAAACGTCTCGATGATGCAAAAGCCGCTGCCCTCGCAGGTGTAGCGCCCAAAGTCGCCGGTGCCGTCAATCGTGCGGACCATTTTCACAAGCCCCAGATCAACCAGGCTATCGAGTGATTTGCGGTTGAAATGGCTTTTGTTTGGCTTCTTGAAACAGCCTTTGAACTCTAGCCGCTTTCTCTTGCCTTCGCCTACAAAGACAAAATGAAGTTGCGTGATATAGCTGACGCTGCCGTGCTCATCCAGCAGCTCAAGGGTGTTCCTTTGCCCCTGCGACAGCTTGAGCGTCGGATCGACGACGAAGACCATCGTCATGTGTTCGCCGTGCGGCGTGAGCTTGTAGCTACGGTAGCCACAGTGCAGCGGGATCATGTCACGCATGCTGCGGTCAAACACCTTTTTCTGGCGCTCAAAGTCGCCGTTCTCTTTGTAAAAGACGACCCTCTGCTCTCTGCCCAATAAACGTTGATTGAACATCTTTGCCTCTCTGCCGCTTTGCGGCGTATTGTTACGAGGTGACGCCAAAATGCGCCCTCGTGTTGTGAAAATTGCTTGTTTGCTTAGCAGCTCGGCACGTGGATAGCTTGCGCCTGAAAGCCAGCAAACTTTTGCGCCAGGCGCCGCAGCACGTTGCGAGTCTGCGTCACATATTGCGCCGGCTTGCGCCCAAAATCGCGCTCTTCCATTGCGATGCCTACCAGCGTGCTGCCCTCGATGCACTCGACGAGGATCGACCGCTCAAGGTCGTCAAGGTTGCTGAGATTGCAAGAGCGCACCTTGTCGCTGAGGATGTCGCACACGTCGCAAAAGAACACATGCGGACCGTCAGGGTATCGCTGCTGCATCTGCTCAGGCGTAATCGACTCCCAGATCGCCTCTGGGACTTCGAGCCTGTGTAAAATCGCCTCGGCTTGTGCTGGCGTCAGTTTGATTGCGTTGCTCATGGTTTGCCTCTCCATGCCGGAGCCCATCCCGGCGCAGGGCGTTAGGTTTTAGGATACAGAGACGATCGAGCCGTCTACGATCCCGAAGGCAAGCGGCTCGCAAGCCGGAGCGCCCAGACGGGCCTCAGCCTCGTCGTTAGCAGCAAGCAGCTCGTCGAATCGATCGAGCTTACGAGCAAGGGAGCGAGCCGCCATGTAGGCGTCGCAAAGAGCGCCGTGGTCGGCAGCGTTACGGACAGAGGCGAGAAGGATTGCAAAGGTGCTCATCAATATCCTTTCTGAGCGCTGCGGTTAATTCCGCACCTACAAACTACAGAACCCAGCAACTATTGCAAGCTATTTTGCAGAAAAAAATACGCTAACAAATAAACACGCAAACACAGACACTTAGCCGCTGCCCCTTCGATCAGCTTAAGCACTGCAGCAATTAAGCTTCTTTCTGTTTGCGTTAAGCAAACCGAAGAAAGAAGCAGCTTTAAGCTTAAGCTATAAGCCGTTTAAGGCCGCGCACGCGTGTACGCACGCACGAGGCTGGCGGATAGTCTGGAAGGTTTGCGGATAGTTGCAGCTTCGCCAGATCCCAGTATCTATGCGGCATCCGGAAGGTACGGAGGGTTTTTTCCTATTCTTTGAGCAAAGAGCAAAAAAGCAGAATAAGAAAATAACAGCAAAAAACCCTCCAAACTATCCGGACCCTCCGGCAGACGCTCTCCCTCCCGTCCCTGGGGGGACCGGTCGAGCGTCTCAGATTCTAGGGTTGCAGCAACAGCTCACAGCGCTTAGACTGCGCCCGGTCGGGTCAGTTCCAAGCTCAATCACACTCCCGACCAGACGCAAGGGTGCAGCGTCCGCCGTCGATCTACTTGCCTCGGATCGGCGGCGGGCGCTCATTGCGCGAGGAGGCACGGTGCTCAGGATCGGCAGCAAAGGCGAAGACGTGAAGGCGTGGCAGCGCTTTCTTCGTCGCCAGGGTCTGACAAGCTGCAGCGCATCGGGCAAGTTTGGGCTAGCCGTAGACAAGGCGACTAAGGCTTACCAAGAGCGTGCCGGTGTCTTCGCTGATGGCATCGTCGGTCCGATCACGCTGCGAGCTGCGAAGGCTGACGGCTACCAGGCACCGAGCAAAGCCGAGGCGATCAACGCCGGCATCCCGGCTGCGGTGCTCGAGGCTTTCCGCCAGGTCGAGAGCAACGGCAAGCCCGACGCTGTGCGCTTTGAGCCGCATATCTTTCTGCGCCTAGCGCCTGATCTGCGTGGCAAGGTGCCCTACACCCGTGGCAAATACGTGTGGAGCACCGAGCCCAGCGAAACCAACCGCGCCGCCTTCGACCATGCGGCGAGCCTCGACGCAGAGGCTGCGGTGCGTGCTACGAGCTGGGGCTTGTTTCAGGTGCTAGGAGCTCACCTGCTCGATCTGTACGACGAAGACCCTGCGGCAGCTGTCGAGGCTTTTGACGCTGATCCTGAGGGCGTGAGCAATAAGCTGGTCGCACAGTGGTTCGCCGTCAATCCTCGAGCCCGCTACGCAGCGAACAAGACGCCTGTCGACTGGGCAGGCTTAGCTCGCCTGTACAACGGACCAGCCTACGCCAAGCACGGCTACCACACGAGGCTGCGCAAAGCGTGGGCTAAGATCGTCAAGGGCTAGCCGTGGAGGAGGCTGTGCTCCAAACGCTGACCGATTACGGCGCCCTAGGCTTGTTTGCCGGCTACCTTGCCTGGCAGCAGAACAAGCTACAGCAAGCCTTGCAATCGCTCACGCTGCGCTTTCAAAAGCAAATCGACAGCTTGCAAGAGCGGCACGAGCAGCGAGAAGACACGATGCGGGCACGCTATGACGCTGTGATCGCCGATCTAAACAAGCACCGTGACAACATGAGCAACGACATGGTTTCAGCGCTAACCCGCAGCGCTGACAAACTCGAAGACCTCGAGGGCCAACTGCGGGAGTTGAGGCTGGCGCTAAAATGACCGTAGAGCGAGCTGGTGAGAAGTTCAAAGGCTATAACAAGCCGAAGCGCACACCGAAGCACAAGACCAAGAGCCACGCTGTGCTCGCCAAAGAGGGCGACAAGATCAAGCTGATCCGCTTCGGCCAGCAGGGCGTGCGAGGCGAGGGCAAGAAAACCAGCACGAAGGCAGAGGCAGCTCGCCGTGCCAGCTTCAAGGCTCGGCACGCGAAGAACATCGCCAAGGGCAAAATGTCAGCAGCCTACTGGGCGGATAAGGTGAAATGGTAGCCAAGCGCTCAGGACCGACTGACGCCGTCATTGATCGCATTACCGAGTGCGTGCGGCTAGGTCTGAGCAAGAAGGACGCAGCTCTGCACGTTGGCGTCGCCACCGACACGCTCAACAGCTGGATTAGGCGAGGTGGCGCAGAGCGTCGTCACATTGACAACGGCGGCAAACCACGCAAGCGCGAAAGCGCTTATCTCAAACTGCTCGTCAATTACGAAAAGGCGACGGCTGACTTTCAGCTTGACCGGCTCAAGATCATTGACGGCGCAGCTCGGGATGGCGCGTGGCAAGCTGCAGCCTGGACGCTCGAGCGCCGTCTGCCTGAGCAATGGGGTAAGCAGCGGCTCGACATACAGGCTAACGGCAGCTTGATCGTCGAGGGCTGCGGCTGGCTCGATCGACGCATCGAAGCAGGCAAAGGGCACACCGATGGCGACAGCTGAGCGGTGGCAGTTTGGCGAGCCTCACGAGGCTCAGGCTAAGGTGCTCATGTCACCGCATCGGTTTGTGTACTATCGAGGCGGCTTAGGCGCTGGAAAGACGTGGACCGGCTGCCAGTGGGCGGCTGCAAACGTGCTGCTTCACAGCGCAGGCGCAACAGGCGTGATTATCTCGCCGACCTATTCGATGCTTGATGACGTGATTCGCCCGCAGATTGAGGAGCTGTGGCCTCGTCAGGTGGTGGCAACGTGGCACGGCACCGAGCGCAGCTATACGTGGAGCAACGGCAGCAAGGTGCTGCTGCGATCTGCTGAGCGACCGGGCAGGCTGCGAGGTATCCAAGTGGCTTGGGCGTGGCTCGATGAGCCGGCAGAGATGAAAGCCGAAATCTGGACCACCATCACTGGGCGCATCCGATCAAAGACGCGCTGGATTCACCAGATCCTGCTTACAGGCACGCCGAGCGGTTACAACTGGGTGCACGATGCCTTTGGCAATCCAGGCGACAGGCTCGACGAGGGCGTGCACGTCGTCAAGGCATCGACAGAGCAAAACGCCGACAACCTGCCAGAGGGCTACATTGACAGCTTGCGAGGGCTCTACAGCGCACGGCTAGCAGCGCAGGAGCTCAGCGGCGAGGTGGTGCACCTTGAAGGGCAAGTGTTTGACTATAAGCCTGGGCAGCACGTGGTTGATTGCAACTGGCAGCAGGACGCTGAAACCTACGCGGGGCTTGACTTCGGCTACCGGTCGCCTGCGGTGGTGTTCTTTCGTCGGCATCCTGAGCGAGACGCCTGGGTCGCCTTTGACGAGCTGATGCCCAACGACACCACCACCGAGCAACTTGCTGATCGCATCCTAGCCAAGGGGTACAACCTGAGCGAGGTCTGGTGCGATCCTGCCGGCAAGCAAGCCACGACAGCAGGACGCACCGACGTTGACGTGCTGAGGCGTGCAGGCATTCCGGCACGCTACCGCACCAGCAGCAAGGTGCGCCGCATTGCTTTCGGGCTCGAGGTGATGAGGGCGGCGATGGATCCAGCAGACGGCTCGCCGCCTCGCTTCTTGGTGCACGAGCGGTTGACCAAGGGCAGCAAGCGTGGGCTGCATAGGTCGTTGCTATCGTACCGATTCAAAGGCAATACGGAGGCACCAGAAAAGGACAACGTGCACGATCACGCCTGTGATGCTGCGCGTTATTTCTGGGCTAATATGGACGGAGTCAGCCGCCGGACGGTGGCGCATGAGCAGCAGCAACAGCCTGCTGCGCGCCGGTATAATGGAAGGCGGCTAAATGTATTTTGATCTTATCAACGGACCTGCGCAGCAGTTGATGCGCGATATATCGCAGCGGGCGATCACCAGCCGGGCTGACTGGGTCAAGCAGATCTTAGAGCTGAGCAGCGAATGGCGCCCCTACGGCTATCGCCACGCCTGCGAGCTGCTCAACGATTACTACCTCGGCGACCAGCAAGAAGGGCTCACGCAGCAGCTACAGAAACAGTTCCCGAAGACGTGGCGGCGCTTCCCCACCAACATGGTGCTGCCGGTGCTGCGTCGCTGGGTCGATCAGCAAGCCACCGTCTACCTGACGCCAGCAGCTCGCACGCTGATGCAAGCCGAAGGCGGCGACGCTGTCGAAGACCCTGCGCAGATCGCAGCCTTTGAGAAGCTGCAGCGAGATGCTGCCTATTGGGAGGTGTGGCAACGGCTCGACCGCACGGTGCACCTGTTCGGCGCTGGGCTCATGCTCTACAGTTGGAACACCTTCCGCAACCGCATCGAATGCAACGTGGTGCAGCCGCACCTTGTGCACATCGTGCCAGACGTAGACCGCCCCGACGACATCAGCGCAGCGTATGCCGTTCTGATCGAGCTGGCGACTGACAAGGGCGTGCGGTTTAATCAAGAGAACAGGCGCTTTCTGGCTTACTGGCGAGGCGTTGACGAGAACGGGCGCGAAGACTGGCAAGCTGTCGTTGTGCGAGAAGACGGCACGCTTGAGCTGGGCGCGCTGCCCGATGCTATGGACTTTACCGCACCGATCAAAGACGCAGAGGGCAACACCGTGCTGCCGATGATCTGGGTGCAGCGTGAGAAGGGTCACGGCGTGGTGTATCCTCGCCCGCCTGTCGATCTGCTGCAGAGTCAAGACGCGATCAACAGCGCTTGGTGCGACATCAACATGCGAGCGCAAACGAGCGGCTACGGCTCCTATGTTGCGACAGCTCTCGACACCGAGCGAGCCCGTGGCGCGCTCAACATTACGCCCGGCGGTGTGAGCGTGCTTGAAGAGGGCGAGAGCTTGCAGAGCATCACAGCCGACAGCCGTCTGTCTGAGCACGTGGAGCTCCTGCAGGATTACCTGCTGCAGCAAGCGCAGCGGCTAGGGCTGCCGCCGTCAAGCTGGGCACCGAAGAACCGCCCGCAGCTTAGCGGCGTGGCGCTCAAGGTCGAGAACCTCGAGAGCGAGCTGGCGCGTGCGCAGTCGATCAACCGCTTCGAGCGCATCGAAGAGGACGACGCGTGGAACATTGCGCTGGCTACGTGGAACACCTACGCGCCGCTAACGGGCGACACGCCGCTAGATCCGACGATGCGCATGGTATGGCGACCGGGACCGACCACGATCCCGACCGACGAAGAGGCGCAGCGCCGTGTGCTCGATCATGACGTAAGCAAAAACTGGCTCACCGCTGCGCAGGCTATGGCTCGAGCGCTGAGCATCAGCGAGCAAGAGGCAGAGGATCGCCTCGCTGCAAACATCGACACCAACCGCCAGCAGATCCGACCAGCCGGGCAAGGGCTCGCTGAGGCTGCCCTTGGCATCGTAGGCAACGGCGAGGCGTAACGCGTGGCGATCGACGACGAGGGCATCGCAAACAACTTTGAGCGCGCCTTGCGTCGTCAGATCGCACGCCTCGAGGCTTTCGCTGCTGAGCTGATCGTCGAGCTGGACACCGACGAGGGCAGGCTAGAGACGACGCGCCAAAACCTTGAGCGGTCGGTGCTGATGCGTCAGCGTTTAACTGATGAGTTGAATAGGTTAGGTTTTCAGAGCACCGTGCGCACGCTGTACAGCGACCTTGCCACCGAGCTAGAGCGAGAGGCTGACGGCAACAGCGAGCAGCTGGCGGTGAGCGAGAGCGCTCTGGCTGCCTTCGCCTCGAACATGACGCGCAACCTAGACAATGCGTGGTTTACGATGACTGGGCGGATTCAAGAGGCGGTTGAGGCGGCTATGCTCGCCAACGCGCCGATCAACGATCTGGTGCAAGGCTTAGCCGGCCCTGGGCGTGCGAGTATCCAGCTCACGGCAGACCTCAACGCAGAGTTTAGCCAATGGCTCAACTGGGCAAGCAGCGCCGTTGAGACAGCCCTCGCCAGCATGGTGCGACAGATCCAGCTGATCGAAGCCAGCGAGGCGGGCGTGCGCTACTTTATCTATCAAGGCACGACCATTAGCACGACGCGCCCCTTTTGCCGTTTGATGCAGGGCGTCGTCGTCAGGGCTGAGGATCTAGCAGCGATCGACAACGACCCGGCTTATAGCAATATCCGCAAACTGCGAGACAAAGACGGCAGGCAGCCGCCGATCATCCCTAGCCTAGGCGGCTGGCGGTGTCGGCACCGGCTGATCGCCACCAGCTTGCGAGACGCCCGAGAGGATGGGCGCAAGATCTTCCAGTTTGACGGCGATGAGCTCAATCGAGAAGCGGCGGCGATGCTATGAGCTGGGACATCAAACTAGAGGGCACGGTTGACCTTGACTTCTTGCGAGAGCCGCCAGGCAAGCAGACGATGCGCCTGATCGGCGAGCAGGCGATCAGCAGGATCATCGTCGAGACGCAGGATCTTGGCAAAGATCAGAACAACCGCCGGTTTCGACCGTACAGCAAGCTCTACGCGAAGGTGCGCAAAGCAGCTGGACGCAGCACGCGCGTTGATCTGACCGACACCGGTCATATGCTCAACGCTGTCAGCGTCACCGACTCACGCAACAACGGCGTGACGATCGGCTTTATCGACACGGTCAACCCTGAGCGCAAGAGCCTACTAGCTCGAGCGTGGCGCAAGCTGGACGCGAACACGCAGCGCAGCTTTTACGCTATCGCTGCGGCGGCTAAGCGCAGGGCAGGCAAGCGACCCGGCACAGGACCGAGGCGCAACCCTAGCGCAACACGAGGCAGGCGGCAGGGTCCGCTATTCTCTGGGCATCCTCAGCCGCTGCCCAGCGAAAAGGCGCGCTACACGAACAGGCAGCGCCCATGGTTTGGCTTTGGATCGAAGAACAGCAAGCGCCGCCAGCAGATCAGCAGGCGAGCGATCAACTTGCTGCAAGAGGTGTTTGACGACCGCCGGCGACGGCGATAATAAAAGGAGGGTCTAACGATGACCGACAGCAGCCAGGTGCTGGATAGCGCCGAAGTAGTAGCGGATGCCACTGCTCAAACCGTAAACCGCAAAGAGCTCGACGAGGCGATCGCACGCAGACAGAGCGCTCTGGAAAGAGCCCGATCTGCTGAAGAGAGACTAGCCCAGCTTGAAGCGGCGCAGGCAGAAAGAGACAGGGCAGAGAAAGAGGCGCAGGGGCGCTATCAAGAGCTAGCAGCAGAGGCAGAGGCGAAAGCCGCCGACCTCTTAGCCAAGCTCGAAGCAAACCAGCACCGACTAACCAGCCTGAGCGATAAGCACAGGCAGCAAGTCAACCGCCGATTTGAAGCCTTGCCAGAGACAGTGCGCGAACATCTGCAGCAGCAGCTCGGCGACGCGCCCGACCTCGACGCCTTCGATAGTGCGGTTTCACTTGCTGAGTCTCTGCAGGCGCAAACTGCGCCCGCCGTTATGCCTCGGAGTCTAGGAGCTCAACCGAGCGCCGGACGCGTGACCGCTGTTTCTAACGGCGGCAAAGCGACGGCCGAGGAGATCGCCAAGATGACGAGGGCAGAGCAGCGGGCATACCTAAAACGACATTACGGATAAAGGAAACCACCAATGTCTACTACTACTACCAGCTTGGCGGGGTTGATCCCTCACGAGCTTATGTCTGGCGTCCTTCAGCAAAGCATGGGCGATCAGGCGAATCTCCTCGACCTCTGCAACGTGCGCACCGGTTTCGTGGCGTACAAATTCGCAGAGCTTAACAACCTCACCGCAGCAGGCGTGACCGAGGGCGCTGCGCTTGTGCCTGCGACCGTCACGCCTGAGAGCGTGCGCATCGTCGCAACGCCGCAAGAGGTGCCGGCTATTCAGATCACTAACTTGGCGCTTGAGACGCAAGAGGTGGACTGGATCAATTTGAGCGGCGCCCTCGGCAAAGCTCTGGGCGATCGTGCCAACGCTCTCGTTTGCGCAACGTTCGACGACACCTATGGCACCGCTGGTGTGCGTGAGTGTGCGAACAGCACCGACGGCGGCGGCAACCCTGCTGCTATGGACATTCAGACGCTCGAGCTTGCGCTTGAGATTGCCGAAGGAAACAACGCGCTGAGCAAGTCGTTCGGTGGTCCGGGTAACCTCGCCTTTGTGCTGCACCCGTCGCAGGTGTCGGCTCTGCGTGCTGCTGTGCGTGCTTCGAGCAACTACATCAGCCGCGAAGACATCCTCGCCACGTTCCCGGCTCTGTCGGCTAACGGCGTCGCTTTCGGTTACTACGGCGTCCCGGTTATCTCGTCGGCTGGCGTGGTTACGAGCGGCTTCGTCAACGGTGCCGGTGGTGGCTCGGACCTCGAAACCGGCGCAGCGCTTGCGGCTGGTAACACCCGCAAGGGCGCGCTCGTCTCGATCGAGCAAGCCATCGGTTTCGTGCTCCAGAAAGAGCCGAATATCCGCATGGAAGAGACAGCCCTGATCGGGACCGGCGGTATGAACGCCGTGGCCGGTATGGTTGGCAACGCTGCCCGCATCAGCCACCAGCTCGTGTGCGTGCAGTCGGCCTGATGGCTTCTGACGCGTACATGGTCAGCGGCAGCGGCAGGCAAAGGCTTGTCGCTGCTGCTGACGTGGCAGAATACCAAGCGAACGGCTGGCAGATCCAGCGCCTGATCGAAGTCGAGAAGGCACCGGCGAAACCCGCACCGAAGAAACGGGCGCCAGCTAAGAAAAAGGCAAAGGCTGAAGCGTGAGCATCGAAGGCAAGCACCTAACCGTCATGACGCACCTAGTCACCTGGGCTTTGCTGCTCTGGTTCGCCAGCACAGCAAAGGCGCAGGTTGACGGTGCGGTGCTTGCTGCTCAGCGCTTGCCTGTGATCGAGCAGCGCCTGGACGATCACAACCGAAGGATCGAGCGGCTTGAGGCTCTCGACGGCAAACTGGACCGGCTCGCTGAGAATATGGCGGGCGTCATGGTGGAGCTCAAGCGGCGATGATCCAGACAATCCACAAAAGCACCGGCGGCAATGTTCGGCACGTTTGCAGCTTTGGGCGACCAGC